GAACGCTGCTAAAGGAATGTTAGCAAAAGCTAAGAAAATGAACGATCGCGATGGTTTTATGGGCGGTGGTGCAGCGCATAGCAGCGGAGTACGACGTTTACAACAATCTAAAATGAATATGGCTGGAGGCGGAATGGCCCGTCGTGCAGGCGTAGCTATTAAAGGTTTTACATTTAAGGGGATATTCTAATGGCAAAAAGCAAAGATAAACAAGCAGCACGTGCTGCTTTTTACGATGGCAACGGCACAGATTATTCTGCTACCATGTCTTTTGAGCAGTTTTTTAAAACAGTATGGCCTAATATGAATAAAGCAGAAGGCGGAGTCACATTAGATTTTGAAGAAGCAAACGTAAGAGATAGTATGTTTACAGGTGGAGCAGCTATACGAGGACGTAATTTTAGTGGAAACTATTAACCAAGGAGAAGAATAATGGGCAAATATAATCCTAACATTAAGAGTCTAGAAGCAAGAAAAGATATAAAAAAAGAAGAAAAGAAAATAAAAGAAGCACGAAAAAAGATTTTATCTATAGCGGATACTGAGTATGAAATAGATTTAAAGTCTGATGTAGAAGACATAAAAAGAGCTAAAAACAATGTTAAAAAAGAAGAGGCTATAGAAAGAGCAAAAAGAAGAAGATCAACTAGAAAAGAAAATAGAAAGCGGATGACCGATATTCAACGTGAGCGTATGTCTTATAATAAAGGAGGCCAAGGTTATGCTGCTAGGGAAGACGAATCTTTAGGAATGCGTACTGGGGCTGAAAGAACAAAAAGCCAAAGCATGAGAGATCGTCGTGTTGAGTCTTACGGTGCTTTTGGGAAAAGACCAAATCAAAAAATTAATCGTAAAGATGGTGGCGTTGCTAAAAACTATGCACATGGCGGTGTTGACATTGAGTTTAGAGATGAAGAAGGTAGTCGTTTAAGTATTTCTATGGAAAGACAAGAAGACGCAGGCTATTCTCCATCCGAAGCCGACTTTGATAAACAACATTCATTAGCAGAAGAAGGTATTATGGAAGTAGGAGCAGACGTTAAAATCATACAAGGTTATAACTCACGCGCTTCATTAGGTGAAACGGAAGGTGTTCGTGGCACAGGAGCGATGGTAAAAGGAACGAAGTTTAGAGGATCTTTTTAGTGGATCCATTGAATTTTGCATATGCTATTCTTAAAGCGTTACAAGAAAGAATAGCATTAACAGAACAGGCCATACTCGCTGGTAGTCCTAAAACTATGGAGGACTACCGCCAACTGGCAGGCGAGTTAAAAGGTTTGCAATTTGCAGAGCAAGAAGTTAAAGATGCTCTGGATAAAAACGAGAAAGAAGAAAGCTAATGAAAGGTAAAACTTATGTCGAAAACACTTTATGTGCCCGATCACGTTGCGAAAGCAAAGAAGAAAACTAAGAAGATTAATGTCGAACCACTTTATAAACCGCAAGACACGAAAGTTCTTGATCCGAGTTTAATAGAGAAAAACCTCAAGGAAAGACTTCCTCAACCAACAGGATGGCGTATTTTAGTCATGCCTTATATGGGGAAAGCTACAACAGACTCAGGAATTTATATTCCCGATGCTGTGCGAGAACGTGAGCAATTGGCAACCGTCGTTGCTTATGTACTAAAAATAGGACCTTTAGCTTATAAAGATCCTGCAAAGTTTGGATCAGGCGAACCTGTTTGGTGCAACGAAGGTCAATGGGTTTGTATTGGCCGATACGCTGGAGCGCGTTTTAAAATAGATGGCGGAGAAGTTCGTATCATTAATGATGACGAAGTGATTGCTACAATTTTAGAACCTGATGATGTTAAACATATATAGAAAGTAGAAAGCTATTAAAGGAGTAATAAAATGGCAGACGAAAAACTAGACGTTGGCGAAGCGGAAGAAGAAGCCGTAGAAGTAGATGTAAATCCTGACGCTAAACAAATTAAAAGCGAAACGGAACCACCTAAAGAAACTGAAATAATCGAAGAAAAAGATGAAGAAAAAAAAGATGAGTTAGAAGATTACAGTGCAGGTGTTAAAACCCGTATTGATAAACTTACTAAACGTATGCGCGAAGAAGAACGCCAAAAACAATCGGCGGTTGAATTTGCAGAAAACGTTAAGAAAGAAAATGAGTCTTTAAAAAATCGTTTACAAAATTTAGATAAAGGATATCAAGAAGAATTTGGAGGACGGATAGAATCTCAGCTTAATAGCGCAAAACGTGCAATGAAAGATGCACATGAGTCTGGAGATAGTGACAGACTTATAGAAGCGCAAGAAGCTTTGGCTACTTTAACAGTTGAAAAAACAAAGTTAAAGAAACCCATAGGAGAGATTGATCCTGCGCCTCAAACTCAACAACCTGTACCTCAACAAATGCAGCAGCCACAACAAACGCAGCAGCCGCCAGATCCAAAAGCGGAAGCGTGGGCTAACAAAAATGAGTGGTTTGGTCAAGATGAAGTTATGACATATGCCTCATTTGGCATCCACAGGCGTTTAATTGAGGATGAAGGGTTTGACCCATCAAGTGAAGCATATTATGCTGAACTCGATAAAAGATTAGCGTCTGAGTTTCCTCATAAGCTGGGAACACAGACTACTAACGGAGGAAGTCGTAAAGTTGCGTCTGCTGAGACTTCTAAATCCCGCAACAAAGGTGGACGAAAAAGTGTGCGGTTGTCGCCCTCACAAGTAGCAATAGCAAAGAAACTAGGCGTACCGTTAGAAGAATACGCAAAATATGTGAAGGAGTAAAAATATGACAAACGAAAAAACGGAGAACACAACTCCCCAAAGTAATACGAGAATATCACGTGCTCAAGACACTCGCGAAAAAAATGCACGCAGAGGGCCCTGGAAGCCACCATCAGCTTTAGAAGCACCGGAACCACCAGAAGGTTATGTTCATAGGTGGATTCGTGCAGAAGTTATGGGTTTTGACGATCGTAAAAATGTTTCAGCCATGTCACGAGAAGGTTGGGAATTAGTACGAGGAGACGAATACCCAGATTTTGATGCTCCAACAATAGACGATGGCAAACATGCCGGAGTTATTGGAGTAGGTGGATTGTTACTTGGCAGGTTACCCATTGAAATCGCAAAACAGCGAGATGACTATTATCGGGCACGAACCCGCGATCAAATGTCAGCTGTTGATAATGAGTTAGCTCGTTCTCAGCATCCTGCAATGGCTATTCATAAGCCAGAAAGAGAAACTCGTGTAACATTTGGAGGTTCTCGCAAGAGTGAGGACTAATTTTTTTAACCGTATTATAGAAGAGGATATACTATAATGGCAAATATTAATGGAGCTTTTGGACTTAGACCTTTAAAAATGCTTGGTCAAGGTGCAAATACTACAGGTGCCACAGAATATAGAATCGCCTATGACAATTCAAACGTACTATACAGAGGACAAGCCGTTATTCCTACAGCTGCTGGAGTTATTGATGACTTACAAGCTGCTGCAGGGGGAACAGTCTCTATAGTAGGTGTGTTTTGGGGGTGTGAATATGTTTCTAGCACAACAGGTAAAACAACCTGGAGTAATTATTGGCCTGGATCTGGAGCGGATAGTAACCACCCAGTAAAGGCTTTCGTGTACGACGATCCTAATCAACTGTTTGTAATAGCAACTAGTGTTAACACTGGTGCAGCAACAGAAGCTTTAGTAAGAGCTGATGTTTTTTCTAATGTTCAAATGGCAAGTGGTAACAGTGGTTCTACAACTACTGGTATTTCTTCAGCTAGTGTTGATTTAAGCACAGCAGCAGCAACTAACACTTTTCCTTTACGTATTGTAGGCATTGAAGACGATCCTGCAAATGCAGATTTTACTGCTGTAGGAATTGGCTTAATCGTTCGTATTAATAACCATTTTAACGCACCTACTGGATCTATCGTCCAAGGTACCGTTTCAACAACCGGCGTATAGGAAGGACTTGAAATATGGCAATATCTAGAGCACAGCTCGCCAAAGAGCTAGAACCTGGACTCAACGCCCTTTTTGGTCTTGAGTATAACAGGTATGAAAACGAAGCGGCAGAAATCTTTGATACAGAATCATCAGAAAGAGCATTCGAAGAAGAAGTAATGCTATCTGGTTTTGGCGCAGCACCCGTTAAAAGCGAGGGTGGTGCAGTATCATTTGACGATGCACAAGAAGCTTATACCGCAAGGTATAATAACGAAACAATTGCATTAGCTTTCTCAATAACAGAAGAAGCGATCGAAGATAATCTTTATGATCGTCTAGCTTCTCGTTATACAAAAGCTTTAGCAAGAAGTATGGCACACACTAAACAGGTTAAAGGTGCAACTATATTAAACGATGCTTTCACAGCTAGTATAACAGGTGGTGATGGTGTAAGTTTAGTTAATACATCTCACCCATTGGTAACTGGTAGTACATTTGCTAATAGACCTACAACAGCTGCTGACCTTAACGAAACTAGTCTTGAAAATGCTTTAATAGACATAGGCGGTTACGTTGACGAACGCGGTTTAAAAGTGTCCGTACAAGGTACTAAATTGATAGTTCCATCCAACTTACAGTTCGTAGCTGATAGACTTCTTGAGTCTACATTACGTCCTGGGACTGCTGATAACGATGTTAACGCTATGAGAAACATGGGAATGCTTCCACAGGGTTACACAGTTAATCACTTCTTAAACGATGCTAACGCATGGTTTGTGAAAACAGACGCTCCACGTGGATTTATTCACTTTGAACGTTTAAGCATGTCTACTAAGATGGAAGGCGATTTCGATACAGGCAACGTAAGATTTAAAGCCCGTGAGCGTTACAGCTACGGTTACTCAGATCCACGTTGTGTTTATGGATCTCCAGGAACATCATAAGACGAATTGAGTGGGGGGAACATTCCCCCCGCTTTCTAGGTAATATATAATTTTTAGCGACTGTCCTAGCAGATACTCATAAGACGCTAAAAGCAAACCCTTTATGAGGAGGTAAATATGGCTAACACAACTTTTGCAAGTAATGTTCGTTCAAATGGCGGTGACAATAAAAGAGAAACTTATTGTGGCGGCATGATGATGATGGCTCAATTTTATTTAGTACCAACTGTAGCAGCAGGAACTGATGTTCAAGTATCAGCAACCGATACAAGAAAAGTAGTTCTTCCTAAAAATGCAGTAGTATTAGGTATTAGTTTTAATGGTGACGCAACTGGCGGAACTAACCCTACATTAGATATGGGTTATACTGACTATGATGGTGGCACAACTTTTGTTAACACAGATGGATATTTAGATGCGGCAGACGCAGATTCAGGAGCAGTACTAACTATCTGGGGCGGTGATAGCACTGCTGGTGTTGACTTAGGAGATGTAGGTGTACCAGCTACAGAAAGAATTAAAGTTGTAGGTGGACACGGTGGTTCTGCTCCTACTGGAGGAACAATCACAGGCGTTATTTACTATTATGTAAAAGACGACGGTAAAGAGTCTACTTAATTAATTAATGGAGCTTCTTCGGAAGCTCCTTTTTTAGGAGAAAAATTATGGCTGATACAAACACCAATACTGTTATTATGGATGGCCCTCAGAAGTATGTTGCTTCTTTTGTTCACACATATGTCGATACCGGTGAAAGTACACCTGTTAAAAAGATAGATGTTTCTGAGTTATCTAAAAACCCTGTCAATGGAAATGATTGTATAGGAGTAAGAATAAATAAAATTTGGTATTCTAATATAGGTTTAAACGTTATTATTAATTGGTACGCAAGCACACAAGTTATGGCGATACAACTTCCAGAAAATTACAGTGATAACTTAGAATTTTCTAGTTTTAGCGGACTTCCTAATCCTACTACTTTTGGTACAGGCGGAGCTAATGGCGATGTATATTTTGGAACAAAAAATGAAGCCGCTAATGATTCCTATACTATTATATTAGAATGTATTAAGATTTACGGTAATACATAGGAGGTTTTTATGAGATACAATTCAGTAGTTAACATTTCAGCAAGAAATGCAAATAAAAACAAAATATCTTTTGGCGATCATGCTTATGTGTATATGCATGGCGGAGTTCATTCTCCTGACGCACGTCCTAAAAAAAGGTATAAGAAAGGCGGTGCCGGACTTTATGCCAATATTCATGCTAAAAGACAAAGAATTGCTGATGGTTCAGGAGAAAAAATGCGTAAACCAGGAGATAAAGGAGCTCCTGAAAAAGGTATTTTTGAAAAAATAGCGAGAGGATAAACATATGGCTACTTCAGGAACTGTAGATTTTAATTTAAGTATAGCAGAAATTATTGAAGAAGCTTATGAACGTTGCGGTTTAGAATTACGTACAGGTTATGACGCTAAAACAGCACGTCGTTCTTTAAATCTTTTGTTCTCAGATTGGGCTAATCGTGGTTTAAATCTTTGGGTGGTAGAAGAAGTGACACAAACTATGGCACAACTTTCTACAACATCTGCTATTACAGAATATCCTTTAGGAACAATTACTTTAACAGTAGCTGCTTCTGCTAATTTGACTATTGGCGAAACAATTACAGGTTCTGTAAGCGGAGCCACTGCTAAGGTTATTACTAAACCTACAGCTACTACCATTACTATAACGGTGCCCGTAGGAACTTTTGTAGCAACAGATGATGTTACAGGAAGCACTAGCGGAACAGTAACAGCAGTAACTACTGTTCCTAGTTTAACAGATACACAAGCTACGGTAGATATCTTAGAGGCGGTTATACGTAGAGATGGTTCTGATATATCGATAGGAAGAATAAGTCGAGGAGATTATCTTGCTATTCCTGATAAAACATCCCAAGGAAGACCTACTCAATATTACGTAGATAGACAAATAACACCTATTATTACTGTATGGCCTGCTCCAATTAACTCTACAGATCAATTAGTATACTATCGTGTAAAACGCATTGAAGACGTAGGAACTTCACAAAACACTCCCGATGTTCCTTTTCGTTTTTTACCGTGTTTAGTTGCAGGACTTTCTTATTATTTAGCTGTTAAACGTGCTCCTCAAAGAATAGGACTTTTAAAACAAATGTACGATGAAGAGTGGCAACGTGCCGCAGCAGAGGATAGCGAAAGAGTTGCTTTACGTTTAGTACCAACACAACAGTCATTAAGGATTTAAAATGCCTCGTTTTGCTAGTAATAAATACGCTAAAGGAATTTCAGATAGGTCTGGAAGAGAATATCCTCTTAAAACTATGATTTTAGAGTGGAATGGATTACTTGTAGGACCAGATGAGTTTGAGGCTAAACAACCTCAACTTAGTCCTCCACGTATTCAACCTGACCCGCAAGCTTTACGTATTAGTCGTCCGGCACGAACAGAACCGCCTGTAGAAGTATTATTAGGATTTAATCCTTTTCGTTCTGGTACAGCTGGTTCTACTACGATTACTATTACGCAACCAGGACATGGCTTTTCTACGGGCGATATAACACGGTTTCGTAATTCAGCACCTTTTGATGGTTTTTCTATTAGCATGATTGAGACATCGAGTGGTTTTGCGGTTACGGTATTAACAAGTAGCACGTATACAATTACAGCAACAGGAGGGGAAACAGCAACTTCTGGAGATACGTTAGGCGGAGGCGGTGACGTTTCGTCTGGCCCTGTTACATTGGAGGCATAATGGCATATACATACACAACATTAAAAACAGCAATTCAAGATTATACACAAAATTCAGAAACAACTTTTGTTAATCAGTTAAATACTTTTATAGTAAATGCAGAAGAACGTATTTTAAAAGAAGTACAGTTATCTGTGTTTAGAAAAAATTCCGAAGGATCTACAAGTGCAGGTAATCAATTTTTATCAAAACCCACTGATTTTTTAGCTCCGTATTCTTTAAGTGTGAAAAACGGTTCTAACGTAGAGTTTTTGTTGTATAAACAAGTTACTTTTTTACAAGATTATAACCCAGATAGTACCTCTACAGGTATGCCTGGGTATTATGCTGATTGGAACGACACAACATTTTTATTGTCACCTCCTCCTACAGGAGCTTATGATATGCAATTGCATTATTTTTATCGTCCTGACTCTATAACTACAGTTGCTAGTGGAGAAACATGGCTAGGCACAAACGCTTCTTTAGCTTTATTATATGGTTCTTTAGTTGAAGCGTATACTTTTATGAAAGGTGAAGACAATTTGTTGAAACTTTATAATGATCGTTATATGGAATCGCTTAATTGGCTTAAAAATCTTGGTGAAGGAGAAAACACTAGAGATTCTTATCGTTATGATGACTTACGAAGGGATGTTCAGTAATGTTTAAAGCAGATGGTACTGGTGATGTTGGTGGTGTAACAGTGATGACTTCAGAAAATGGAGGTCATAGTCCAGAACAAATAGCTGATTTAGCTTTAAATAAAATTATGATGGTAAGTGAAAACGCTCCGCCTGTCATACGGGATCAAGCGATAGCGCACAGAGAAAAGTTGAGAGAAATTCTTATTTATTATATGAATAAGATGGCGCAAAGTGAAAGAACAACACTTTGGGCATTGTTTAATAAACAAGGTCATGGTGATATGGCCGAAATTATAAGGAGATTGTGAAATGGCAATTAATCAAGCAATGTGCGGCAGCTATAAAAAAGAAATTACGGTGGGTATTCATTTTTGGATGAGCCATTCTCGAACAGGTTCTTCTTCAATAGCGGCTGATACTTTTAAAATAGCAATGTTTACATCAAGTAGAACGGATGCTAATGAAGATTTAACAGGATATACAACGGCAAATGAAGTAAGTGGAACAGGATATTCAGCAGGTGGAGAAACTTTAGGAAGTGTAACATTAGGATTAGCTGATAATTCAGGATCTACTCCCACAGCGTTTTTGGATTTTGCAGACACTACTTGGTCTTCATCTACTATTAGTAATGCAAGAGTTGCAGTAATTTATAATTCTACATTAAGCACCGCAGGAACAGGCGGAACTGTTGGTCATTCAGCATATCCAACAGTTGCTGTATTGGATTTTGGAGGAAATAAATCTTCAAGTTCTGGAGATTTTACTATTCAGTATCCAGCTAATGATGCGAATAACGCCGTTATAAGAATTGCATAGCATATGTCCACAACCTATACAGGTTGGGGTAGATATAAGTGGAGTAGTGGCCTATGGGGGCAACAACTAACCACAGAGACTGTTTCGGCCACAGGAGTTTCAGCAAGTAGCGCAGTTAATAGTGTAACTGTTACAGGGGTTCAAACCATTACCGTAAGTGTAACAGGTGTAAGTGCTGACGTGTTTCCTACAGGGGGATTTGGACGTTCTACCTGGGGATCTTCAGGATGGGGTATTCCTGTAGGTGTAACTGTTAACGAAGGAACAGGTGTAACCGTAAGTGTAACAGGTGTAGCAGCAGCAAGCAGTATAGCTAATGTTACAACTATTGAAGGTGGCGGAATTAGTGTAGGAATTAGTTCTGGAGTTCAAGCTGTTGGAACTATTGCTGATGTTACTATTGCTCAAGTAGTAGTTGAAGTAACTTCTGTTCAAGCAAGTTTTACTCTTGAAGATGTAGACGTAGCTTTAGGATTTGGAGTAACAGGAGTTCAAGCAGCTTCCGCTTTAAGTAGTGTAACTGTTAGTGAAGGAACAGGTGTTACGGTTACTGCTACCTCTGTAAGTGCTGCATCTACAATAAATAGTGTATCTGTAGTAGAAGGTAGCGGAATAACAACTACGGTATCTAGCGTTCTTACAACATCCCATATTGGTACTGTTAACGTTCCTGATGTAATAATAGTAGCTACAGGAGTAAGTGCGCAAGGTTTAGTAAGTACACCAACAGTTTGGTCCGAAATTATTCCAGGTCAAAATGCAGGTTGGACAGAAATAACAGATACGCAATCTCCAGGTTGGACAGAAATAGCAGCATAGGAGAATAAAATGGCTTCAACATTTTCAACAAATTATGGTATTGAAAAAATTACCACAGGAGAACAGTCAGGTACCTGGGGAACAACAACAAATTATAACGTAGATATATTAGATAGAATAGCGTCTTATGTTTCAGTAGCATTATCAGATGCTTCTACAGCTACTTTAACTGTAAGAGCAGGCTCTCCTACTGATGGAGCTAATAATGTTCAAAATGGTATGTATAGAGTTATTAAATTTACCGGAACATTAAGTCAACATTGTACGATTACAATAGCTCCGGCTACTACTACTGCGTTTTTTATGATTCAAAACGGTACTTCTGGCGGTTATAATATTCTTATGTCTCAAGGAAGTGGAGCAGCAAAAGTAACAATACCGAGCGCAAAAGCTAATATTGTTTATTGTGATGGTAGTGATGAAGTAATCTCTATTTCAGATAAATTAGATTTAGAAACCTTTGATAATATTTCTATTTCTGGAAACACTATTTCTAGTACAAACACTAATGGTAATATTGGGTTGTCTCCAAATGGAACAGGAGAAGTTGTTGTTGGAAATGGTTCTGCTACTGGTAAAGTATCAACAAGTGGTGCCTATGATTTAATTTTAGACACTAATGGAGGCACAAGTTCAGGATCAATCAGTATTACAGATGGGGCTGATGGAAATATTTCTTTAACTCCAAATGGAACAGGAGAAATAGCAGTAGGAAGCGGAAGTGCTTCTGGTAAAATATCCTCTAATGGTGCCTATGATTTAGAATTAGACACAAATGGAGGTACAAACTCAGGTGTAATTAAAATAGTAGACGCTGCAAACGGAAATATTGAACTAACTCCTAACGGAACAGGAGAAGTTGTTGTAGGAAGTGGAGCTGCTTCAGGCAAAATATCTTCTAGTGGCGCATTTGATCTTGAATTAGATACAAATGGTGGCACGAATTCAGGTTCCATTGTAATTACAGATGGAGCTAATGGCGATATTACTATAGCAACTAATGGAACAGGTGCTGTTGACCTTTCTGATGATGTAGTAAAACAAGCACAAATGAAAGATTATGCGGAAACAGTTTATGCTAATGGTTCTAAAACAGGAGCTTTTGATTTAGATTTAACAAATGGTAATGTTCAATCTTTTACTGTAGGTAGCGGAACATTTAATGTAGGAATTACAAATTCATTAGCAAGTCAATCCAATTCTTTAACTCTTATTATTACAAATGGTGGTGCTGGTACAGTTACATTTAAAGCAGGTGCTCATGGAGGTGGAGGAAACTCTGCTAAATGGGCAGGAGGCACTGCACCTACGTTAACTACTTCTGGGGTCGATGTATTAACTTTTACAACTTTTGATGGTGGCACTAATTTTTATGGATTTGCTGCTGGATTGGCGATGGCATAATGAGTTTAGGAGCTAACAAACAAGCGTTAATGGGTGCTGCTGGTTCAGGTGGTGCAGCTGAGGATTTTTATGATTACCAAATAGCTAATAGTGCAAGATTCGATGGGAGTTCTACTTATTTAACTAGAACAGCAAGTGGTGCTTCTACAAATAGTGATAAAAAAGCTATATCTGTATGGTATAAAAGAGCAGGAACAACTGGTAATACAGGTGCAACATATATAATGTCTTGTCAACAAAATAAATTAGCTGCACTTTTTGTAAATGATGGTTCTACAGCAGATAATTTTGGTTATTATACTGATAATGGTGGACAAAATGGTAAAAGTAAATTTTTACAACGAGATTTTAGTGCATGGTATCATTTAGTATTTCTTTATGATGCAACATTGTCAACAGGTGTAGATAGAGTAAAAGTTTATATTAATGGAGTTCACTATACAACTGCTGATACTACTTTTTGGAATATTGATAATAATGGTTATCCAGATTCAGGTACGCAAATTGGATTTGGAATGCAAAGTAATGAAAACAATATAGGAAGATATCAATATAATGGATCAGGATATTTTAATGGTTACTTAGCTGATTTTATAATGATTGATGGAGGAACAGTACCTTCTATTTCAGATTTCGGCGAGACCAAAAATGGCGTCTGGGTGCCTAAGGATCCTAGTGGACTTACATTTGGTAATAATGGTTGTTGGTTAAAATTTACTAATTCAAGTGACTTTGGAGAAGATTTTTCAGGTAACAATAATGATTGGACAGCAAATAATTTAGCAACACACGATCAAATGCTAGATACTCCAACTTTTGGCAGTTCTAATGGTGGTAATTTTTGTACTGTAAATCCAATATTTAGAGGAACAAATACTACTACTGCATCTTATGGAAGTATAAGTGAAGGTAATTTAAAATTTCAATATAATACAAGTAGTACTAATACTGATGGTTATTGTGCTTGCACACATAAAGTACCTGCATCTGGAAAATGGTATTGGGAGTATGCTATTATTGGAGGTGGAGGTAATTCAGGTTATAATCCTGGTTACGGAATAGCTGATCCTAATAAGGAATTGTACGCATCTGGAGATGGTGGTAATAAAGGATTTGTAAATTCTATTGTTTACGACAATAGTGTTAACAAAGTTTTTAAAGCAAGATCAGAAGTAACAGCTTATGGTGGCTCAAGAGGTTCTGATAATGATGTTATGGGTATTGCTATAGATATGGATAATGGAGCTTTTTATGTTAGTAAAAATGGCACATGGTATGATTCTGGCGATCCAACATCGGGTGCTAGTAGAACTAATGCAGGTGCAACATGGACACCAGCAAGTGAATATACAGCAGGTGCAGTTCCTTTAGCTTGTGCTGGAGGTGGAAATCAACCAATAACAGTAGCGAATTTTGGACAAGAAGGTACATTTGGTGGCACAGAAACAGCAGGTGGATATAGTGATACTAATGGTTATGGTAATTTCTTTAGTTCTGTACCGTCTGGTTATTCAGCAATTTGTAGTGGAGCATTGACAATAGCAAATGCAATAGACCCTGCACAGACTGATGACAATTTTCCAATGAAATTACATAATACATGGAGATATACTGGTAATGGTAGCGAAAGAACTATAGATACTTCTGCTCTTGGTAATGGTTTTGATGTACAGTTTGATTTATTATTACCTCGATCAGATACTTATTCACAAGATCCTTATTGGTTAAATACATCTAAAGGATTATTTGGTGCTAGTTCTAATAATTATTATACAAAATCAAATAGTAATGCAGTACAAGCTCAACTACCTCAATACAATTTTAAATCACAAAGTGGTGCTGATTATGTTTTAACTAATGGCACATGGTTTAATTCTGGATCAACTCCTGTGTTAAACTTTGGCTGGCGAGCTAATGGTGGAACTACAAGTGCTGGCTCTGGAGATTTAACATCACAACATCAAGTAGATCCAAGCGGAGGTTTTAGTATTGTAACAGCTGTAGGTGATGGAGGTTCTGGAGATAAAACTGTATCACATGGATTATCAACAGCACCTACTTGTATTATATCAAAAAATTTAGATTCTACCTTTAACTGGGATACTTACTGGGCAGAAGGACTAACAGCATCTACTTATGGATTACGATTAAATACTGGTGATGCTCAATTATCTGGAAGATGGGGTACAGTTAATTCTTCTATAATGACTTGTAAAGATAATTACACTTGGGCAGGTACAGATAATTATATTTATTATTGTTTTACAGATATAGAAGGTTATATTAAAACAGGTGTCTATGTTGGAAATGCAAATACCGATGGCACATTTGTCTATACTGGATTTAAACCTGCATGGCTTATGGTGCGTTATGTAGGAAGTGGAGAATCATGGGTTGTGTCAAATAATCTTAGAAGTCCATTTAATCCTGTAGAAAGAAATATTAGAATGAATAGTAGTAATGCAGAATCCGATAGTTCTACATTTGAAATTGATTATTTAAGTAATGGATTTAAGGCACGAACAACTTGGGAAGGTTATAATGGAAGTGGATATAATATTGTATACTTAGCATTTGCAGAAAACCCATTTAAATACGCAACAGCAAGATAGGAGAAAAACAATGTGGGCTTTAGTAAACGACTCAAATAATGTAACAAATGTTTATGGAGAATTTCCTTCGAGAATCACCATAAACAATAGGAATTACGATAAAGCAGAATTAAATGCGATGTCTGATTCTGATAAATTAGCATTAAAAATATATCCTGTAACAGCAGCAGCACAATTAGATAATAACTATTATATTTCTAATGATCCAACTTATGCAGTTTCAGGAAATAAAGTAGTTCAAACAATAACTAAATCTGCCGATAAGAAACTAGCTGACGAAGATGCTAAAGATGAAGAAGGCAATCAATTGTTTGAATTAGATGGTACAACAAAAATAATTAATTATGGATTAAAAACTACTGCTAAAAATAAAGCAACAACTGATGCTAATGGATTGTTACAAGGGTTTGATTGGTTAATACAACGCAAAGTTACAGCAGAAACAGCTATTCCTTCAGCAGTAGTAACATATATGGCAGCAATTAGAACGGATCATGGCAATATCTGTACAGCAATAGATGGAGCATCAGATATGACAGCATTTATTGCATTGCATACAGATACCTTTAAAGGTGATGGTACAGTAGATGTTGTGGCGAGAGTTAATCGTTGGACTACAGATGCAAATGTAAAAAGTTATAGGAGATAAGTAATGGCTTGGTTTAAAAAGCTATTTGAAAAAGTATTTGGAGCGCGATGTCAGTGTGCTCCTACGGTGGCTCCTAAACGCAAAAGAGGTCGCCCTAGAAAAATTAATGTAGGGAGTTAACAGTGCCTTTAGCGCGTATAGTATTTAAGCCAGGCGTTAATCGAGAAACTACTTCGTATGGTAGTGAAAACGGTTGGTATGATTCTGATCTTATTCGATTTCGTAAAGGTCGCCCAGAGAAAATGGGCGGATGGTCACGTTTAAGTAGTACCTCTTTTCAAGGGACAGGCCGTTCTTTGCATGTATGGGCAGCGTTAGATAACTCGCAATTTATGGGTTTAGGTACTGAGTTTAAATTTTATATAGAACAAGGTGGTGGTTATAATGATATTACACCTGTTCGTAAAACAGTTACATTAGGAACAAATCCTTTTTTAAGTACATCAGGAAATGGTATTATTACAGTTACAGATATTGCACATGGTGCTGTAGTTAATGATTTTGTAACGTATAGCGGAGCAACTGCTTTTGATGGTTTAACAACCTCAGATTTAAATAAAGAACAACAAATTACCCAGGTTATAGATGCAAACACTTATAAGGTAAACACAGGCGGAACAGCAAGTAGTGGTTCTGCAAATGGCGGTGGTTCTTCTATTTCTGCTGAATATCAAATAAACACAGGATTAAACACTGTGGTGTCAGGAACAGGGTTTGGAGCAGGGTTTTGGGGCGGAGTTGTTTCAAGTTATTCAGCTACAACTTTAGCTTCTGGTATTTCGGATTCTGCTACTTCTATTCCTTTAACAAGTGCTACATATTTTGAACAAGCTTCTACTACACTTAATGGCGATATTACAGTTTTTAGTTCTTCAATTGTTTTAACAAGTGCCACAGCTTTTCCTGATAAAGGCACTATAAAAATAAACAGTGAGTATATTCGTTATGGTACAAAAAATTCTAACACTTTATCTGATTTAACAAGAAACTCTGATGGTTCTAGTATAGCAGGGCATACAAGTGGAGATACGGTTACTTTTGTAGGTCTTATTAATATAGAAGATGAATTAATTTTATATACTGGAAAAACAGGAAACACACTAGATGCAGGAGTTGTAAGAAGTGCAAGAGGAACAAGTAATGTTTCTCATAGCGGTGGTGTAGTTGTAAAAGAAGCTAATGATTTTGTAGGATGGGGAAGTCCTGCAACTACTACAGCTTCTACAGGTCAAAACATTAGATTGTGGTCACAAGACAATTGGGGCGAAGATTTAGCTTTTAGTGTGTACGATGGTACACCTTATTATTGGGATAAAACATTAGGGTTAACTGCTCGTGCTACCGATTTAGCATCACAATCTGGTGCATCAGATTGTCCTACTATAACACGACGTATAATGGTATCAGGTGCGGACAGACATTTAATAGCTTTTGCTTGTAATGCTCAAGGCGAAACTGAACAAGATTTATTATTAGTGCGATGGTCTTCTCAAGAAGCACCGTTTGATTGGACACCTACAGCCACTAATACAGCTGGCGCGCAACGTATATCTTCTGGTTCTGAAATTATATCGGCACAAAAAACTAGACAAGAAATATTAATTTGGACAGATGCAAACTTACACGCTATGCGATTTGTAGGACCGCCTTTAACATTTGGTTTTACATTACTAGCAAGTAACGTATCTATAGTAGGTCCTAATGCGGTTACTACTGTAGGCGATCGTGTGTTCTGGATGGACAGAGAAAACTTCTATGCTTATACAGGTCGAATAGAAATAATACCATGCACAGTATTACGTTATGTGTTTGATGATATTAATCTTAATCAAAGTTTTAAATTTTTTGCAGCTTCTAACCGTATGTTTGACGAAGTGTTTTGGTTTTATGTATCTTCAGGATCTACAGAAATAGATCGTTACGCTAAATACAATTATACAGAAGGCACCTGGGACATAGGAACTATGGTGCGTACAGCTTGGGTAGATTACAGTATTCATGATAATCCAAGAGCGGCAGGCACAGCAAATGGTAATGAATACATCTATATACAAGAAACCGGAACCGATGCTGATGGAGAAGCGATGAATTCCTATATTCAGTCTGCTGATTTTGATTTAGGCGATGGTAATGAGTTTATGTTTATTAATAGACTTATTCCTGATGTAGATTTAACAGGCACAGGAGCTACAGTTGATTATGTTGTTAAAACACGTAATTTTCCAGGAAGTGCTTTAGATACAAACTCTACAAGTGCTGTTACATCTTCAACAGATCAGAATTTTTTACGAGCGCGTTCACGTCAAGCAGTTATTCGTATACAAAGCACAACAACCGATGTAGCATGGACACTAGGTGACTTACGATTAGACATACGACCAGATGGGAGACGCTAATGCCTTTTAAATCAAAGAAACAAGAAACGTATTTAAAAATTAATGAGCCTAAAGTTTATAAGAAATGGAAAAAAAATTATAAACATGGCGGAATGAATTGCCCAGTAGACGGTGAAGCTATTCGTGGAAAAACAAAAATTAGAATAAAGGGTATATAATGGCGCGATTATTAAACAGTAGTTTTGCAGATGCACCTGAACCTTATGACTCTATTGCGTGGCAGAGAATACTAAGAGATATTGAAATGGCCTTAACTTCTAAGGAAATGCCTGAAGTTATAGAAGGACAAGATGATTCCCGTTCAGTGATTTGGTTTATGGAATAAAATGGCAAATGCGTTTAAAAATATCGTTACAATACCTTCTGGCACGTCAGATACCATAATATATACATGTCCAACAGCAACTCAGGCTATTGTAAAAGTTATAAATGTGTATAATAGTCATAGTGGGAGTGTTGTTGTTTTGAGAAAAATAACAGATGCTTCGGCTTCGAAGACAGCTATCATTGATACACAAACAATAGCTGCTTCGGCAACCTCGTCCCTCACAGGTCCTTTTGTGTTAGAGGAAAGTGATACGCTTCTAGTAAATTGTGCAACCGGAAACGTTATAAATGTTTTCGCAAGTGTTTTGGAGGTATCATAAATGCAGACTCAAACACCTAAATACCAAGGAGAGCCATCTATTCAAGCTCTTGCCAGTGGGTTAGGAACTTTAGGACGGTACGGCGATGAATATATGGTTCACGCTGCTCACGGAGAAACCGTAGTTCCTGCTGAAATATTAGAAGCTAATCCTGAATTAAAAAATCAATTATTCCAACAAATGCGTTTAATGGGTATTAAAAACCCTAATCGTTATGTTGTAGGAAATTCTTTAAACTCTATTAACCCTTTAACAGGGCAACCAGAGTTTTTCTTTAAAAAAATATTTAAAGCTATTAAAAGAGTTGTAAAAAAGATAGCTCCTATTGTTGTTCCTATAATAGGTAACATGATAGCACCAGGAATTGGTGGCCCCGTTGCTTCCGCTTTATATTCTAAAGCTACAGGTGGATCGTGGGGTGATGCTCTAAAAAGCGCGGCTTTATCGTATGGCGCGTCAGCATTAGGTAGTGGTGTAAAAAGTCTTATAAATGCTCCTGCTGGTTCTGGTTTAAGTGGGTTTTTCTCTGGAGTAAAACAAGGCGCATTAGCTCCTTTTGACGCAGCAAGTAATTTATTTTCTAGTGGAGCAAACAATCCATTAGCACAAGGTATATTTGGTCCAAGAGGTATGGATTTAGCTTTTAAAAGCACAGGACAAACCTTAGGATCAAGTTTTGCACCAGGAGGAAACACATTTGAAAAAATTGCTGGTACAGTGTTCCCAAGTTATCAAACATTTGGCGGTGGACAAACTTTCCAAGGTAACCAACCTGTAACAGCAACTGAACAAAAAGCAACACAACTTTCAGGTGCCGGAACTGAACAATCACCTATTAATCAACCATTAAATCAACCTGTTACTACAGGTGGTGGTACAGATGTAAATCAAGCAAACAGATTTAGTAATGTGGGCAGAGGAACTGGAACTGGAACCGGAACTGGTGCCAATATTAATACGGACACTGGTGGAGGTTATCAACCTGGGCAGACCATGCAACTAGGTGAGCAAGCACAAAAAGGAGTGTTTAGACCTGGCAGTGGTTATTCCGATGTTGCAGGAGGCAATGTAAATGTTGCTGGTGAGACGGTTGCAAGTGCAGCCGACACAGGATCAACTTTAGGCAACGCTTACGATTGGATTAAACGTAACAAATATTTAGTAGGTGCAGCGGCAGCGGGTGGCGCGGGTCTTTATTATCTATCGCAAGAGGAAGAAGATCCAATGCCAGATAGAGAGGAACTGTTAAGAATGACAGATCCAGAAAGATTAGCTTATGAGCAATTTACACAATTAAGCGATGAAGAAAAACGCGGACAACGCGGTCATGAGTTATTAAGACAGTCTGGTATTTCACCACGGTACACTCCTGAACAAATAGCTAACATTACAGGAATAGGTCTTGAAGATGCGCAAGATTACTACAACAGAAATTTTAGTACTAGTTTTGCAACAGGTGGTATAGGAACACTAAGCCAAAGCGGAACATTAGAGGAAGCAAACCAAAGAGCTTTACAAACAGGTGGGGAAGGATCTCCTTTTGTTCATAACAATCAAGCGTATAGAGCAAGTTCAAGTGGCGCACAAATGCAAGGAGCGCAAATGGAAGCTCAAGGTATAGCAACTATGTCGCCTGCAACGAGTGAATTAGGCACACCAACTCCTCCAACTCCTGTACAAACAGGTTTAGCTACCGTATCTGGTGGTCCAATAGGAATGATGAAACGATTAACAGGTGGCAAAGGAGTAGCGGTTCCTAATAATGAAGGAATTATGACGGGCGGTGGAAACCCATTATTAGCACGTATGATGGAACAAATGGCGCGAGAAGCTGATAAAAATCCACCTCAACAATTAAACGAGAGTGTACTAAGATCTTCTGTAATGGCTCCTAACGAAGATAACGTGGCTCTTGTTACTAAACGTGTGGCTCCAAATAATATAACAGGAGGTTTACAAGTTTTAAAACAATTAGGTAAGGCTGATCAAGGATTATCTTCTTTTTATCAAAAAGCAGATCCAGCTATGATGGCTGGTGGCGGAGAAGTAGAAGGCCCTGGTACAGGAACCTCGGACAGTATTCCAGCTAACCTTTCTGACGGAGAATTCGTAATGACAGCCGAAGCCGTAAGAAATGCAGGCGGCGGAAATCGTAATCTTGGAGCAGCAAGAATGTACGATTTGATGAATAGATTTGAAAGGGGAATGGCATAATGGCTGAAGAAACAATCAGCACCAGTACGATACGGCAGGCCCCCTATCTTGAAGATGTTCAGAAACGAATACTTGAACAGGCAATGGCAAGAGGTGAAACACCTGTTGATATTCCTGCTATTCAAGTTGCAGGACAAGATCCTTATGCAACGCAAGCGTACGAAGCAGCAGGACGAATAGCTCCGGGTGGTATTGGCGATTATTTACCTTATTTAACTAAAGGTGCTGGCACTACAGATTTAGGATTGGCAACACTACAAGACCAATACACAGGCATACCACAACAATTTGCCGATGCAAGTACAGCAGCAAGCACGTCTTTTGCTGCACCGACCACGGCTCAATTAGAAGGATACATGGATCCGTATGCTCAACTTGTAAGTCAAGATGCATTAGCAGAAATGAATCGTCAGGGACAATTAGCTGCTAATCAAATTCGTGCAAACCAAGTAGGTCAAGGAGCGTTTGGTGGTGCAAGAGGTGAGTTAGAATTAGCGGAATTGCAAAGAAATCTAACCGAACAGCAAGGCCGTCGTTATTACGAAGATATGTCTCGAAACTTTACACAAGCACAAAATGCGTTTGCTAATCAACAGGCAAGACAACAAAACGCTGCTCAATTGATGGGTAATATAGGAGCACAACAAGGACAAACAGCAAGTAATTTAGCGCAAGGCATAGGACAATTTGGTTCTGCACAAACTAATTTAGGTCAGACAGCGCAAGGATTACTATCTAATCAAACACAATTGTTGAGTCAATTTGGTACGCAAAACCAACAACAAGCACAAAGAGAATTAGATGCGGCACGTCAAACCGCTTTACAACAAGCGTATGAGCCTTTCCAACGTATCTCTTATACAAGTGATATCTTTAAACCTAATATAGGATCGGCTTCTTCTACTATTGGTATGAATGTTGCTCCATCACCAAGTCCATTCTCTCAATTCTTGGGAGCAGGAATTGCAGGATTAGGAATTAATAAAGCTTTAAATGATCCGTTTGGCATTTTGCCACCAGCACCGTCATAAGGAATAGAAATGCGTAGACCTGTACGATCACAGAAAAAAGTAAGTAATAGAAAACTTTTTAATAATGGCGGCTTTCCTACTATGGGAGCACAAGCGCAGATGCCTAATCCTTTAAATGTAAACATGGGTGGTACGTTACCACAGGCTAATAATATTATGGCACCTAGTGGTATTCTTGCGTCTTCAACAGAATTGTCTAATGCTGTGGGCGATCAAGCGTTAGCACAAAGTTTTGCTCCAGCCGTAGGAATGAAATCCGGTGGCATCGCTAGTTTTGCTAACGGCGGAACTACTAGTTTTCCAGGGCAACAACTTCAAGATTATACTATGGAAGGATTAAATAAACTGTTAGGAGAGATAGGTGTTAGAGGAGGAAACGTAGCTAAACGTTTTGGCACTACTTTTGATATAGGACGATCTTTTATTCCTCCTGTATTAGGTGGAAAAGCTTACACTGAACCAGATCCTATACCTGTAGAATCAACTATAGATGCTACTACTTATGGTACACCTTTTGGTGTAACAAAAGATTTTGAATGGCAAACAGTTAATCCTGTAAATAATACTACAATGGTAAAAGATTTTACTTTTACAGATATTAAAGGAAATGATATTACAGCACGAAACTGGTTTAATGAACCTTCTTTTGTAACAGCTGATCGTTTTTTTAGTATAAGAGGACCTGAAGTTGGTTTAGACGGCGTAATTAAAAACATGGTAGATTCATTACCTAATTTAGAAAATGAAATTGTAAGCATTTCTCAAGAAATTATAGCAAGAGACCCTAACATAGAAAAAGACGATTTACGTCAACAAGTGTCCGTTGCTCTTAAAACAATTACAGAAGGAAATAATGCAAGTATACAAAGAATTAAACAAGAAGGGGCCGCTAATCTTTATCAAGATACACAAGGGCAAACGCCTGTTGATGTAACTTCAGCAGAATATATAGAGGCTAATAAAACTCCTGTTGATGAAGTAATGGAACAAATGCAAGATGTAAGTGACTATGAAACACGGACCATTGATGATTCTATAGTAGGAGAAAACGAAATTGAAACCGATGTAGATCTTGCTGTGTCACGTTGGAAAGCAACAGGTTATGATAATAACTTTATTGAAACTTTACGTGGTGAAGGAAAAGATGACGCGTTTCTTTCTGAAGTTGTAGCAAGAAGAGAATTAGATTATGCAAGTCCTGAATTAGGGACTAAGTTTTACGGAGAAGAAGAAGAAATAGTTCCTGCAGATAGTCCACGTAATATTACGTCTTATGGAGATATTACTTCAGGAGAAGAAGAAGGATTAAAAGTAGACATTGATATACCAATACCAAAAGAAGAAAAAGTAGATGAAACAGATGGTAGTAGAGAGGGTATTAATATTCCGGGTTCGAGCGCAGATGATATAGATGACCTAAACAAAAGAAACAAGGCAATAGCTAATAAACCAGCGACCGAAGCAAATGTTGTTGAAGCCGCGTCTAATGCTGGAGAGGAAATATTTATACAACAAGCTCGCGGTGACGAACAAGAAACTATAAATGAAACATTAGATAGGTTTGCTAAAGAATTTATGGACAGAATGCCAGAGTTTAAAGGTAAAACAGAAAGCGAAAAAGGTTGGGATCTTATAGCATTAGGTTCGGCTATTATGGGCGGAACAAGTTCAAATTCTTTAACTAATATAGCTAATGGATTTTTAGCTACTGCAGACCGTTTTACAGAAGATGACAAAGCAAAAAGAGCTTACGACAATTCTATACAAATGGGTGCTGCAAAATATGCATTACAAAAATTAGCTACGCAAGAAGCTAGAGACGCGCGAAGAGAAGAACAAATAGAATGGATGTATGCTGACAAAGATTTAACTTATAAGGGAAAATCATACACAAAAGGTACGGCTATTCCTGTAAATATGTTTGATATTTTGGAGAACGGTGTTCCAGATGGTTTAATTGAAGGAAGTGTTTATAGTGCAAACATAGCTACAATAAATACGGTTAACAGTAATATAGCTAAAATAACAAGTGCTGCCGTAAAAAACGCTACTATTTCGGAAACAGAAGAAACAAACATTTTGGAACTTCAATCTAAACTTTCAAAAAGTTATAAATCTTCTGTAACAGGTAGGCTTTATTTAAATCGTGCTATGGAGATTTTAAAGATGAAACCCGACGCTATAGCTGGTGGTAGTTCAGTTTTAAAAGAAGCTTGGACAAGATTTAAAAACGTTTTTAATTTTAATGATGCGTTTAAAGAAAAATTAAGAAATAGAGAAACAGACGCTAACGGTAACAAATGGGGCGATACAGATGCAGACGGAAATTATTTAAACGCTACTCGTCAAGAATTTAATATGAACGTTAGAATTGCTTTTCAAAATTTAATTCCTGTTGCTTTGGCTGGTGTTCAATCCGCTAATTCTATTTCTAATAGGGATGTTCAATTCTTAGCTGATGCGTTTATAAACGCAGGAGCTCTAAATGAAAATAATTTAATATCAGATAATTGGTGGAGAAATTCAGAGACTATTAGAAAACAATTAGAGGCTACTAATAATCTTTTCTTAACAAATGAACAAGGGTTTTTAAAGGATATGGACAAACAATTTACCCGTTTACAAGATAGATATAGACCAGCAATAGATGAAACAGGTCAGATAGCTTCTCAAAGAGCAAGTAATTTAGTTTCTGAAAATGTAGAATTTTTATATAGTCCCCAAACTGGTGAAGTATTACGTGATGAAACTGGCGAAAAAATACGTAACCCTAATTATATAGGTTCTTACAGAGCCAGCATAGATAAGTTTGCAGAAGCAAAAACAGATGAAGAAAAAACAAAATTAGGATGGAGCGTAACAGGAGTAAACTCTGACGGTATTAAAATATGGGATTGGAACGTTAAATAATGGGTCAAATTCAAATTAATACTCCCGAAGGGCCCCAAATTCTTAATATAGCAGGAGAGGAGCCAACGCCTCAAGAACTTGAAGCCGCACGTCAACAATTTTTTCCAGAGTCAACGGTTACAGAAGCAACAGAAGAAGTAGAAGTTCCTAGAGGTCCTACAAATCCTGGAGAAGTAAAGTCTATAGGTTTTCGTTGGCGTTTTGGTAAAGCGGATAATGTTGTAGGAAAAACACGCGTTATAGAAGAAACATTTGGTGAAGGTTCTGCTATTCAATTTGGTCCTGAAGATTATGGAATAGATTTAGATAAAATTACAGAAGATATTAAAACGCAATATAACTTACCTAACTCTGGTACTATACGCGTAAATAAACCGGGATATACACATTTTGATTTAGTTAATTTTGGGGCAGAGGTTCGTGGACCATTGGTAGCTGCTATGGTAGCTGCTCCTTTTACAGCTGGAATGAGTTTGCCAGTAGCGGCAGCTACAATTGGTGGAGCAGCTCTTATAGGCAAAGGTGTTGACGAGTTACAAGAAGATCTTCAAGGCGTACAAGATCAACAATGGCTTCCTGGTGAAGGAGGTTTTTTTAGAGAAGATAGTGTAGTTAAAGATATGTTAAAAGAAGGTGCTATAATGGCAGCAGGGGAGTTTATTTTACGTCCTGTGTTTAGTTTTGCTGGACGGTTAATTAAAGGTCCAGGACCAGGGTACGAACCTGACCGTGTTGTACAAATTATGGCAGAAGCTGAAAAAAAAGGAATTAAAAAGTTTACAGAAAGAGACGCAATAAAAATAGCTAGAGAAGAAAGTCGTGCTATTATGAATAGAGCTATAGACGATGGAGCACGTCCTACAATAGGCGATGCAACAGGGAAATTTTTAGCTGATAGAGGATTAGCTATTATGGAAGCTATTTTTCCCAACACAGCTGCTGTGCGACAAAACACTACGTATGTAAGAAATTTAGTAGAACAATTTAAAAAAGGAAAAATTTCTGAAACACAATTAAAAGAAGGCATTGATAATAGAATGGGTGAAGTAGCTAAAGAACTTGAAACTTTAATGAAAGATCCCACTAAAGCCGTTAATCAAGCTAATAAAGAATTACAAAAAGTAATAGCAAAAGAAGTAGATTTAGTAAGTGATGTTATTAAAAAATATGCTGAAACAAATTCTAAATTTTCAGTAGGCGAAGCTGAAATATTGTTAAATCAACTTTCTCAAGTAGAAAGATTATGGAGATCAAGAGGGGGAGATTTGTACAAAAATGCTGCTAAAAGATTAGATAATGTAACGTTTCCTCTTGATTCTTTTAATAATATATTTAGAAAATTAGACTCTCAAGTATTTAAAGAATCTCAAAAACCTGTAATGGGTTCAGATACTATGCAAAAATTAAGAGGAATTTTAGAAAAAAATCAACAAATAGATGATTTAACTATTAAATTATCAGGATTAAAAACTGTAGGAAGACCTTCAGCAGAAAAAGCTGCCCAGATAAAATCTATAGAGGCACAACTAAAAACTCTTGGTGATAAAAAAACATTATCGTATGATGAATTAAATCAACTTCGCTCTAATTTACAATCTTTAAAGAGCACAGAAGCTGTAAGAGAAATTTCTTCAAACACAGGTCCTCTTCTTAAAGAATTTACGGATGAAATAACTAATATTCTTACGCGTGCGGAAACAGAAGGATTAAAAACATTAACTTCTAAAGGCGGCGCAAGACGTGCTGCTGGAGTAACTAATCAAGCTATTGACGCGGAACAAGCTGGTTTTCAAATGTTGCGTGACGCAAATAAATATTATGCTGATGGAGCTAAAATATTTCTTAAACCTGAAATTGAAGCTTTAAAAGCTGATATTAATGCGGGCGCAATAGTAGATATGAAAAGAGTAGCCGAAGTTCTTGTAAAACCTGGAGAACCTTTATATTTAAAACAATTTTTAAAAGCTCTTACTTTTGCTGATGATGTTGGAACAAGCGAAATTCGTAATTTAAGTAAAAGAGTTTTAGAAGATTTAAAATCTTTAGCTGAAGTAGGCGATACAGTTGGATTTAATAGTTTATTAAAAGCATCTGGTATTGATAAAAAACTTATTCGTCCATTTGAAGACTATGCAATTCAAGCGGTTAAACAAGGAAGAACAGATGATAGTGCTTTTGTAAACATAACAAGTAATAAAGCACAGATGATAAAAGAAATGATAGATATAAATGTAAAACCTGCTCCTGTTAAAGAAGGTTTTGTAGAAAATCTTGCTAACCAATGGGTGCAAAACACTTTAGTTCAAACAAGTAGTAAAAATGCTTTTAATGCTGTAGGATTTTTTGATGCATTTAGTAAACTTGGTCCTGAATTACAAAACACTTTATTTAAACCTAACACTATTAAAGCTTTAAAAAGTTTACAAGATGATGCTTTTTTATTATCTGATAAGCAAGCGTTAAGAGAATTAAACGCTAGTAATATTAATCAACTAACAGCTAGAGAGTTAGTAGAAACATTACAAAGAGATGTAGCTACTTCTGAACAAATAGGAGCAAATGCATTAACTAAAGCTATAGCTCAAGGTGAAATTACAAGTATTAATGATTTGACAAAAGGTTTAATAAAAAATCCTTCTCGTTTTCAACAGTTTAAAACAAGTTGGAATAACTTGCCTAAAACTTTTCAATCTCAATCCGGAGAAACTGTAGTTCGACCAACTTTTGATCAAGTTATGAATGGTCCTCAAGGTGTAAAAGCTAATGTTATAGAAAGTATAATGCGCGATGCTTTTCCTGATGGAGTTAATATAGCTACTTTAGATATGGCTAAATTTGGCAATAATATAACAAAGTCAATTAAAAATAATAGAGAAGCTTTTATTACTATTTTTGGAGATGGTAATGAAGCTTTAGGAAAAGGATTTGTAAAAGATTTAGAAAATTTTGGAAAACAAGCAATGGTTGCTACTACTAAATCATACAAAGGTAAAGCCGGATTAGCTGCGGCTACTTATATTGCGGGTGCTTATGCTGCATTTGCTGCGGGACCTGTTGCATTTGCTGCAGGGGCTGCGTTTATATATGTTATGCCAAGATTAATGCGTAGCAAAGCTATGTTAAGATTTTTAACTAATCCTCGTACTAACGCTAATATTTATAATAAAGCTAAAGAATTAGGTATAGATGTAGGTGATAAACGAGCTTTGTCAACTCCTTTATGGGCAGGACTTGCACAAGAAACTCTTCCTTTAGAAGTACGACAAACTATTAATACTTTAGTAAGAGAGTTTGCTGTGCAAGCTGGAGCTGAAGATTTTGGAAATACAGAGCCTAGAGTACGCCAAGCAATAAACCAAATGCCTACTAATTTATCTGAACCAAATCGAAGAAGGTTACCTAATGAAACAATAACAGAAACAGAAACGGCTTTTGTTGAACGCGCACCATCTGATGATGTTATAATAAGAAGACCTGGACAAGAGTACTTACGTCAAATTGAAGAAGAAAAACTTGTAGGATTACGTAACTAATGCCAATAGATCGTACCAAACTTGCTAATATGTTAATCCTTCATGAAGGTATGAAGTTAAAAGTGTACGACGACGCTACAGGAAAAGACCTTAGTAAAGGGGACGTGGCCCAGGGACACCCGACCATTGGCGTTGGTCGAAACGTTGCAGGCGATGGTTTAGGAATATCGGAAGAAGAAGCACGGTTCATGTTACACGTTGATATAGATCGTGTAGAACAAGAAGCTAAATCCTGGGATATTTATAATGAACTCGATAGTACACGCCAGGCAGTTTTATTAGATATGCTATTTAATATGGGATTAACACGATTTAACCCTGACAAATGGCCTAAAATGTTTCAAGCTTTACAAGAAGAAAACTGGGCAGAAGCCTCCAATCAAATGCGGTCAAGTGCTTGGGCAACGCAAGTAAAGTCACGAAGCGAACGTTTGGCTAAGTTGATGGAATATGGAGTTTGGGTTGAATAATGATGAACAAATTAATAGCAGTATTAATCGTAGCTATTTTTTTAGCTTTACTTACGTTATGTAGCACCGGATATGCACAGACAAACACGGTGTCTTCTACATCATCCACGGTCAGTGGAACTACGACCGTAGATCGTACTCCTGGTACCGCTTCTGCGCCTAGTGTAGTTATTAACAATCAAGATGTTTGTAGTTTTGCTGCTAGTGCTGCGTTACAAACACAAATCTTAGGTTTAGCCGGTGGTGGTTCTATAAGAGATTTAAATTGTGAAAGACTTAAATTATCGAGAGCACTGTTTGCTATGGGTATGAAAGTTGGTGCTGTAGCCATGTTGTGTCAGGACGAAAGGGTGTTTTCGGCGATGGAAATGAGTGGCACACCGTGTCCGTTTTATGGAAAAATTGGGCTAGAGGCTGCTCAAGGTTGGGCTGAGAACCCAGAGAAAAGACCTGACTATGATAAGTGGGTAAAAGAAAATGTTAAAGAAGAGGAGATAGTAAGTGATGAAGGTGCTTTGGGTATTTTTAGCGTTCTTTTGTTTTTGCTTTTCCTCTAATGCTCAAAT